ACGACGAGCGCGCTCAAGATGCACCACGAGGGCGGAGCGATGAGCGCGTCCGGGCAGACCCGATGAAGAGGGTAGCGATCGGTCTGGCGATCATCATCTGTACCATGCTCGGCAGCACAGCGGCGCACGCCCAGGGCGGGCTCCCGACCTCGGGGACGATCACGCCGAGCGACTCGGCCCCTCACTGGGGTGAGAAGGTCTACTTCGACCTGACGGTCAACACGCCAGTCAGGGCGAGGCAGTTCTACGTCGTCGACACGTACTGCTACGACGACGCGGGCAACTTCCTGTTCTACGCTCTCGACTACGGCGGCTCGCGTCTGGCGATCACGTTCGGAGGCCCGGACGGAGGGGCGTTCTACGAGGACAACGAGTGGCTCACAGACTCGCCAGGAGACTGCGACGTCTACCTGCTGCTCGACTACCACAACGGCACCAAGCAGGAGGCCTTCACTCCTGCGCTCGCAGAGATCGAACTTCCGGTCTCAGCCTAAACTACAGGAGACAAGATGACCGACGTCACACTCGGCGCGTGGGTGTTCGGAGGAGGCACCTACCACTTCATCCGGGGCAACCGGATGGGAGAGCTCCCTTCCCCAGAGCTCTCTGACTACGACGCGCTGCGCGTCAACGCCGCGGTGAGAGCGATCCAGCGCCAGCTCGACGTGCAGGGGTTCGACCCGCACCGCTTCGACGGGGTGTTCGGGTTCTTCACCGGTTACGCCACCAAGAGCTTCCAGAAGCACAAGGCCCTCAGGTACACTGACGGAAGCGTCGGTCGTACGACGATGGGCGAGCTACTGCGTCCGATCGTTCGCCGCCTGTCGGTACACAAGCAGGTGCCGCGAGCGATCATGGCCGGCATCCCGATCCACGAGTCAGGGTGGGACCCGGCCGCCGTGGGGGCGTCGACTCCTCCAGAGCTCGGTCGCGACCGCGGCCTGTTCCAGATCAACTCCCTCGCCCACCCCGAGGTGACCGACGAGGACGCGTTCGACGCCGTGTTCAACCTGAACTGGGGCGCGAAGGCGCTCGTGGAGCGTCACGACAAGTACAGCCTGTCCAAGTTCGTAGACGACCCGTGGGACCCGGCCATCCTGGCTAACCTGAACCCGTCAGCCGCGGACGCCTGGGCGTTCGAGGGGACGACCCCCTCAGACAAGGGGCTCAAGTTCGTGGCCGACGTCAAGGCGTTCGGCCAGACGTACTGGACGGGGTAGAGTGTTGTCACACCTGCCAGTGATGCAGATCCTCACGGGGATCGGCATCGTCATCGGACTCGTGCTTCTGGCCGGACTCGTGGCTGGCCAGTTCAGGCGCGGCGTGGTCGACGAGCTCAGGGACGCCCTGCAGACGGCCAAGACAGAGATCGACATCGAGCGCGCCCGCTCGGACCGCCTAGAGCGAGAGGCGCAGCAGCTTCGTACCGAGCTCGCCGGACTCCGCGCCGAGGTAGCGACGCTGCGGTCCGTGCTGACGGACGACCGCAAGCTGGCCTCGACGATCGCCGAGGCGCTGCGCAGGGAGAACGATACACGCGCAGAGCACTTCATGGACGAGATCAAGGAGGCCATGGGTCGCCACACAGCCCTAGTAATCGAGGCCGTACAGAAGGAGCGCCAAGCATGACAGCAGAGACGAGCCAGCCCCGCGAGGGCATCGACAGGGCTCTAGAACACGCAGATCGTGCCGGACGGCTCAACGCGTTCCGTACGGTCGTCAGCGTCATCTCGCTCGTCCTGATCATCGCCCTGTTCATGGTCTGGGTCGTGTTCGGTCAGTCCACGGTCAACCACCAGAACACCCAGATCCTCTCGGCCGTTCAGACTGACCTGCAGCACCTCGAGGACCACATCGACCTGAGCATCCAGAACAACTCGATCGGTGACCGCGTCATCGTGTGCCTGCTCAACGTAGAGCCTGACGCCCGAACGAACGCGACGACGCAGAGGTGCCTGACGGCTGCCAGGCACGGCAGGGACAGCATCAAGGTCAAGCACTCGTCGTCACCGTCACCGTCACCGTAGGAGGAACGATGGCATCACTAGCCGTGACGCTCGACGACGTCGAGCAGAGACTGGAGAGACCGCTCGCACCGCACGAGCATGCGATGGTCGCCAAGATGTACAGGACCGGCATGGACACGAACTACATCGTTAGCGTTCTAGCCGAGCCTGAAGACCCCGAGCCGTCGGACGACGAGCTCATCACGACCAGATACGAGGCGACCGTTGCAGGTCCGCAGGACATCACGGGCGTCTGGGGCTAGGATCTGCAACCACCCAGGCTGCCCGGTCGTCATCGAGTCGGGAGCGTACTGCTCCGAGCACCGGATCAGGGTCGGCGGCAGCCGGTGGCTGAAGCTGCAGAAGTCCAAGCTGCGGGCGAACCCGATCTGCGAGATCTGCGAGCGTGTGTTCGCCACGGAGGTCGACCACATTCGCGAGCTACAGGACGGCGGCGGGGAGTTCGACTGGGACAACCTACAGTCGCTCTGCCACGATTGCCACCTAGAGAAGAGCAACGAGAGGAGGAGAGTCGTTGGATGACGACATGATCGACGTCGGTCTCGGAATCAAGACCTCGTGCGAGCTGTGTCCCTGGGTCAGCAACAGCTACCCGTACGGTACGAGCGGCCAGACCCAGGCCGAGGACGAGCTGTCCGAGCACCAGATCCACGACCACCCGCGAGGGTCAGACGGGGTTCGCCTCGGCGTGTACATGGACGAGCCGCAATGAGTGACTACCGAGTTCGAGTCGTCAGGAAGAAGGGACTGAAGCAGAAGTTCCACGTGCGGATCGAGTATCGGTGGAACGGAGATGTCCTGTTCACCTCCGAGAACTACGTGAATGCCTCGTACGCGCGGAAGCTCGGCCGATCGTTCGCTGATCTCCTCGACGCCGTGTTCGAGGACGAGACATGAAGGACATCTATCTCGAAGACCTGGTCGAGATCGTGAAAGACGGAGAGTCTACAGTCGTGAAGGTCGTAGGCTTTCCAGACAGCCCGGAGCGGGGGAAGTTCGGGATCATGTTCCAGGTCCCGGAGATGGACAAGCCGGTGGAGGCGTCCTGGTGAGTGAGCCGATGCGCCCGTGGTACGTGGCGCTCTGGGTCCTGAGCGTTCTCGCGCTCCTCGGTCTGTTCGCGTACGGCGCCACTCCCACGCAGTGGTCGACGGCGTTCGTCGTGCTGTTCCTCGTCCCCGAGCTCGTCGGGCTCAGGACGGAGAGCGACGCGCTGCCGCCCCTGACGCACGTCGTGAGGCTGTGGTCGCCTCGCTGGCTGACCTACGCCGCCACCGGCGCTCTAGGCGCGTGGATGGCCGTCGCGTGGTTCGAAGTCGCGGTACACCCGCTGATCGTTGAAGTCATCATCTCAGGCATGGTGTTCTGGCTGGTCGAGCACTGGCGAGAGGCCTACGACGCCTGGGCGAAGGTACAGCAAGGAGATGAGATCAAGCTTTGGCCCACGAACGCGCTTCCAGCCTAGGCCGCCTCCCGCACAAGCTCGACGAGCGTGACTACCTGCTTCGCGACACGCCGAGGTTCGAGGCCGCCCAGAGAGACAAGCTCGAGTCGGTCGTCTGGTGGAGCATGGCCGGACACGGCATGAGGATCGACCAGGGGCAGGAGGGGACCTGCGTCGGGCACGGCTGCACGAACGTGCTGATGGCCGGTCCCGTCACACACCCGCACTTCGCCGCGTTCGACAGTCCGTCGGACGCGCACCTGTTCGCCCGTCAGCTGTACTTCGACGCGACAGGCGACTCTACCTACCAGCAGGGTGCCTACACCCGCGACGCGCTCAACGTGCTCGTGAAGCGCGGACAGATCGCCTCGTATCACGCCCTCAGGTCGGTGTCGGAGATCGTCACCACGCTTCAGAGCATCGGCCCGGTCACCTTCGGGTCTGACTGGTACGAGTCGATGTTCACTCCGCACACCCAGTACGAGAACAGCTACCTGAAGGTCGACAAGAGTAGCGGCCTGGCCGGCGGACACCTCTACTCCCTGACCGGAGTCGACCTGTCTCCGATCCACGGAGGACCCGAGTTCGTCAGGATGGAGAACTCGTGGGGTCCGGGCTGGGGTCACGACGGCACAGCACGGATCACGCTCGACGACCTCGCGGTCCTGTTCGACGGGGACTGCTTCTTCCTCGCGGAGCAGGCCTTCTGATGATCTACTGCTACAGGTGTGAGGACTGCGGAGCTCGCCTAGAACGGGCGACCCGCACGGCCCCGTTCCGTTGCCCCGAGTGCGACGGCGCGGTCACGATGAAGAGAGACTACCAGGCCGAGGGCGTCGGGATCGGTGCCGGGGTGCTCGCCAGCAAGATGAGCAAGGGAGTCCAGGACGCCCGCACGTTCCATCAGTGGGCAGAGGGGGAGGCAGACGCCGTGGGACTGAAGTGAACAGGGCCGAGAGGCGCGCCGCAGCCAGGAAGATGGTCACCAGGGCCGGCCCAGACGGCGAGAAGCAGAGCGGAGAGAGCACTCGCCGGGTCAGGTCCAAGCTGGCCGAGGCGATGAAAAGCCCGCTGGCTGAGCAGGCAGCTGTCGGCACGAAGCCGCAGCTGAGACAGATCGATGAGGACACTGCGATCACCGAGAGCGGGCTAGTCGTGCCGACGGAGGGGCTCGTAGTGCCGTGAGGTGGCAGACGTCCTGGCCGGGTGACTCCACCTACGGGTTCGAGTGTCCTGAGCCGGGGTGCGAGCAGGCGGCCTCGATCTCCTACACCTTCACGCTGCCAGCAGCCGGCCCAGGGCCGCGCGGGGCCGAGAGCGTGATCGAGTTCGCTCGGGTGGTGTGCGTCGCAGGACACCACCTAGACGTCGAGGTCGATGACGTCGTGTATTAGTTGCAAGGCATCAAAACCCTTCGGCACCCTTGCCGCGGGGGCCTATAAGTGTACAGGGATTGTGAAATCCCTTGCTACAACGTGCTGCTCGCTGGTCCAACGGCACGACACCGGGCTCATAATCCGGGGGACAGGGTTCGACTCCCTGGCGAGCGACCACGGGGCTCAGAAGACGATCTGGAGATGTCACCAGCTTTGCAAGCTGGAGAGCGCGGGTTCGATTCCCCGGGGCTCCACTGAGAGGATGCCAGACACCACGTTCCGGCGTGATCCGGACTCCTCTCGCTTACCCGTCTAGCTCAACGGACAGAGCGAGTGGCTACGAACCACTGACGTGACCGGGTTCGACTCCTGGGACGGGTACCACGTGTAGGCTGGGCATTGGCGAGCCCCGCTGGCTGTAAACCAGTCGTCTATGGCTGTGGGGGTTCGACTCCCTCCCTACACACTAGGATCGCGCCGCGTTAGGTCGCGGAGATCCTGCAGTCCTCTAGCCCAAAGGAAGAGGCAGCGGTTTCAAGCCCCGCTCAGTCCCGGTTCGAGTCCGGGGAGGACTACTAGGACCCACTATAGAGCGCCGGAACTACCCGGATGGGACGGAGAGAGACCGTCATTGGGTCCTACATGCCGCTCTGGTGGAACTGGAAGACACACCGGTCTTAGAAACCGACGTCCTTTGGGCATCCGGGTTCGACTCCCGGGGGCGGTACGAAGTAACAACGGCCTCTAGCTCATCGGGTTAGAGCACCCGTCTGATATGCGGGAGGTGCGAGGTTCAAGACCTCGGGGGCCGACGGACGGAGCAGGCCGTTCTCGCGAGCTCTGCAGGGCTCGGATCGCCTGTACAGCGGGTGTGACTCCCGCACCACGGTAGGTTCGCTATCGGCACAGCAACCCGGTTGCTAACCGGCTGGCCCCGCGAGGGGTCTCGGGGTTCGACTCCCCGGCCTACCTCCATCCCTCCGAGGGCGGAACTCCTCGGGCGTCCTAAGCCTAGGGCGATCGGTTCGACTCCGATCGGAGGGTCTTTGGTGGCACGGTGCGCTTATGACGGTAAAGAACCCAAAGCCACCTTTTGGGACGTGAGGCAGCGGGTGACGCCGCGTGATTGTCAATCACGTTTCGGGGGGTTCGAGTCCCCTACGTCCCGCTTTGATAGCTCTAGGTTACAAAACGCCGTGCAGTTTGTAACCTAGAGCTATCAAAATGGCACGGTACCCGAGTGGCCAGGGCGCGGGCTGCAACCCCGTATGTCGGGACATCCGACGGACCTCGGTTCGATTCCGAGTCGTGCCTCCACGTGTCGCAAGCTGAAACGGATCAAGCGGCCGGTTGAAGCCCGGCAGAACCAGGTTCGACTCCTGGGCGTCACACTGATGGAAGGTAGTGCTGCATGGGCGGCGACTAGTCTTGAAAACTAGACCGTGGCGGGAGTCACGAGGGTTCGATTCCTTTACCTTCCTCCACGCCGGACTGGTGCTAATGGTCAGCACAGTTCCTCGGTAAGGAACAGGTGCAGGTTCGATCCCTGCGTTCGGCTCTGAAGTAATCGCGCCAGGGAAGCACATGTGGATGTGCGCCGGTTTCGTAAACCGGAGGCAGTCGGTTCGAATCCGACCCGTGGCTCCACGGGTCTCTAGCTCCAAAGTTAGAGCAGGCGGCTCTTACCCGCAAGGTTCTCGGTTCAAGTCCGAGGGGACCCACAAGGAGAACAGTGGACACGAGGTTTCGCGCCTTGCCGACGCTCACCGAGGGTGAGCTCAGGGACCTCTACGAGAACCACAACTGGTCGTTCTTCGTTCAGGCGGAGCGGGACCAGGCGACGATCAAGATGGGCCGCACGTTCGGGCAGGGTGAGCTCTCCTCGATCGCGGACCTGTCAGCGGGAGGGGCGCAGATCACTCCCGCGATCGCGCAGCACTACGGCATCAACCCGGTACTCGGAGACCTGAGTCGGCAGTACAACTACCCGATCTTCGGGCCGATCGAGACGACGATCCAGCACATCGAGCCGGTCGACCTGTTCGTCTGCTCAGAGACGCTCGAGCACCTCGAGGACCCAGACCTGGTGCTCGACCTGATCAGGCCGATGACGCGCTACCTGCTGCTCACGACCCCGATCTGGGAAGAGCCGCACATGACCGCGCACGGACACATCTGGACGTGGCGACAGGCGGACGTCGACGAGATGCTCAAGGACGCCGGGTACGTCATCAAGGACTTCGAGGAGGTCCTGATCTTCGGGATCTACCTCGCAGAAGTAGCGGTACCGTAGTGTCAGCGGCGAGCACGCGCCCCTTGTAAGGCCGAAGGCGGGGTTCGATTCCTCGCGGTACCTCTCAGTTCACGCGGTGCAGGTGTCAACGGCTGCACGCGACCTTGCCATGGTCGAGGAGCGGGTTCAAGCCCCGCGCATCGCTCTCGGTAGCACAGCGTCACCCTCATGGTGGCTACCCCGTGGCCGGACACGGCACCGGGTGACGCGACACGGTCTGTTGGTGTAATCGGCTAACACACCACCCTCTCAAGGTGGAGACTACCGGTTCAAGTCCGGTACAGACTACGAAGCATCGGGGTGTGGTATAGCGGTAACACACTTGCTTTGGGAGCATGGGTCGGAGGTTCGACTCCTCCCACCCCGACTGAACAACACCCATCTGAGGCGGAGGTCTAGTGATGGATGCTGACCCACAGAGACACCGGAAGAAGAAAGACGCTCAGCTCGGAGAGAAGTTCAACACCGCGAACTATCATCTGAAGAAGATGGTCTGGTTCGACATGATGAAACGTTACGGTGAGAACATCTGTTTTCGTTGCAAAGAAGCGATCGAGACTGTCGAAGAACTGAGTATCGAACACAAGATCCCGTGGCTGAACAAGCCGAATGCGAAAGAGCTATTCTGGGATCTAAACAACGTCGCATGGTCTCATATATCATGCAACAGTAAAGCGGCCCGGCGAGGGTCTGCCATCATACGGCGGTAGCTCAACGGACAGAGTACCCGGCTTCTAACCGGGAGGATGCGGGTTCGACTCCTGCGCGTCGTGCTCACGCTCCGCTCGACTACGGGAAGGTCACCTGCCTTTCAAGCAGGACGGTACCGGTTCGAATCCGGTGCGGAGTACAGAAGATCAGATCAGGGAAAGGACCTGAGGCATTTGAGAAAGCTCATCGCACTGTTCACCGTCGTGGTTCTCGCCACGCTCGGCCTCGTCGCAGCGCTGTCGCCCGAGGCGGCGTCCGCTGCACCGACGCCAGTCGTACTGATCGTGCTAGAGAACCACTACGCGAACCACTCGGACGGAGCGAAGGGGATCTACGGCGACCCGAACTCTCCCTTCATCAACTCGGTCGTGTCTTCGTCCTGCTCGACGACGACGCCCGCGGTCTGCGGCATCGGCTACACTCGCCTGTACGATTACTCGTCGTTGCACTCGCTCCCGAACTACCTGGTCCTGACGGGTGGCTACTCCGGCGACCCGAACAACGTCGGGGTCAACGGGTACAAGTGTCAGACCGACGCCACGGCGACACCTACCGGGACTCCGGGACCGAACGACTGCTGGGAGGAGCACCAGACCGAGAACAACATCTTCCAGGAGCTGAAGAACAACTCGACCTCGTACGGCTCGCGATCCTACCAGGAGTCTATGTCGGCGACGTGCACGGTGTCGAACGACTCGAGCGGACTCTACGTCGTGCGCCACAACCCGGCGCTGTTCTACAACAACCTCGGCACCGGGTTCTCGTGCGACGGGGCCGGCGGAACGACTGCGATCGACATCAAGCAGCCGGCATCACTTCCGGCTACGCTTCCGAAGCTCACCGTAGAGACTCCGAACGTGTGCGACAACATGCACGGGTTGGCAACAGGCTCACCGAACTCAACCTACATCGACGGGTCGACCTGTGCCGCAGGCGACGCGGACGGCACCAAGAGGACCGAGTCTGACAAGTGGCTCCAGACCTGGGTGCCGGCGTGGGTCGCCAAGGGTGCGACCGTCGTCATCACGTTCGACGAGGGCACCTCGAACAAGTGCGGCGTCGCTGACCCGGTCACCGACATCTGCGGTGACAAGGTATTGACGGTCGTCGCGTCCCCGTCCTACTCGTCGGGCTCGACGGACAACACGGCCTACGGCGTGTCGCCTACTACGAACGCGTCGGGAGTCTACACTCCCTCGACCTCGCCCGGGTTCTGCAACATCCTGGCGGGGATCGAGACCCACTACGCGATCACGCCGAATCTCGGCTGCTCGGCGTCGCTCACCGGACCGGTCCTGTCGGTCCCATAAGACGGAAGGAACTGTATGGCAGAACTCGGAGTGAAGATCGTGAAGCTCCCCGACGGCACGATCCTGCGGATGGAGCCAGGCACCGACACCGGTGACCTGGAAGTCATCTCGGAGGGTGTCGAGGAGGAGCCGAAGGTCGTCAAGACGTCGCCTGATCGCGAGGTCGCTGAGCCTGCGAAGGCGAAGCCCGTGAAGCAGGCGGAGTCCAAGACCGCCAAGAAGTAACGCAACAGATAGGTCCTTAGCTCAGCCAGGCCAGAGCCGCTGGTTTACACCCAGTGGGGCGGGGGTTCGAATCCCTCAGGACCTACTACACTCCTCTCGTCTAATGGCAGGACGCAGGGCCCTGGACCCTGAGGCTGAGGTTCGACCCCTTGGAGGAGTACTGCCGGTGACGCTGTGGAGCGTAGCAGCCTCCAAAACTGTCAGCACGTGGGTTCGACTCCCCGCGCCGGTGCGAAGCAACAAAGGAGGATTCGTGTTCAGAGACGTTCACGAAATGACAGCCGATGAGCTTCTTCAGGAGCTAGATCGAGGAAAGCATCACGGCAAGTCAAATGCAGTTCACCAGATCGAGTTGTTCACCCGTATGGGCGGAGACCCAAACGACCACAACTACGCTCGACTTTCGTTCCTAACTAAGGAACTAAGGGAGCGTGGAGTGGCCGTAGGATCGTCGCGTCACTCGGGCATCTGGCTCGATTGATATTGGGGTGTGGCGCAATCAGGCGGCGCAGCCGGTTGTTACCCGGAAGGTTGTAGGTTCGATTCCTACCATCCCAGCTGTGACGGATGCTCGTCTAGTAGAGCGCCGGGTTGTGGCCCCGGTAGGCGTACGCCGTCAGCGGGTGCAACTCCCGTCCGTCACCCCACGTTTCACCGCAGCGGTGAAACCCGATAGAACCGTGAAAGGAAGACATGAATGACTACCTAGGAGCCTGACAGACAGGCTCCGTAAGGAGCGTTCATGTCTTCACGAGACTTTCGCAACGCGCGAGCGAAGAAGTCGCAGGAAGCCGCTGCTGATCTTCGCCGCCGAGGCATCCTCCACGGGATGCGGCAGACCAAGAGCAACGCAGACCCGATGTCCTACCTTCAGCAGAAGCTGGTGGGCTCGGCGAAGTACCAGCGCCTCACCAACCAGAAGCGCTGACAGACCCGCCCCGGTAGTGCTGGTGGAGGCCGGGGGCGTCGGACCGACGGCGACAGATCAGCTGGCCTACGATGCCAGCATCGGCAGGACCAACCAGGCTCCAGAATGACCAGACTGACCTGGTGGTACCGATCGGCTCGTAGGGGCGTGAACGTTCCGCCCCGCGAGCCTCAACTTCAGGAGGAAGATGACAAGAGGACCGAACTACTACAAGTGGTGGGTCTTCCAACATCTGACCCGTGAACACGGCAATCTAAACTGCTATCGTTGCGGTATGGAGATTGCTAGTCCCTTTGAACTCTCTCTTGAGCACAAGATTGCGAAGAGCGTTGATCCTAGTCTCGAGTTTGACTATGACAACATCTCTTGGTCGCATTACATCTGTAATGCGGCGCATAGCGGAGAGATGAACAGGGAATCAGGCCACATGGCAAGAGTAGGAAGTTCTGGTGTAGGGAACTGCTATCGCTGGAACATACAACGCGGTCTTTCTTGTACTTGTGGGTCTCACGCGCCACTGGTGTCAGTGGATTAGCATATCTGCCTTCCAAGCAGACGGGGTCGGTTCAAATCCGACGTGGCGCTCTCCCAAACCTACCCGGAGGAACTGGTGCAGGATACCCTCGTCGTCGTTCACTGTTACGCAGGTGACGCCGGACAGGTCCAGTCCATGCTCAACATCTGGACGCAGCACCATCTCCCGGTCCTCGTCCTCTCACCCGAGAACGCACCGGTGACGATCGACCACCCTCTCGTGACGAACGCCTCAGCCGGCGAGGCCGGCTGGAAGGGCCCGCACACGATCAAGCGCCAGATCGCGCACTGGAAGCTCGCGCTCGAGACCGGCCACGACTGGTTCCTCCTCAACGACTCTGACTCGGTGTGCCTCTCGGAGGACATCCCCGAGTACCTCTTCGCCGACACGACCATCTTCTGGTCCAACGTCCTGTGCCACGAAGAAGAGCACCAGGACGACGACCAGCCTAACTTCAACCCGCCGTACTTCCTCTCCCGCCAGCTCCTCACGCAGCTCATCGACGCCGCCGAAGAGCTCGAGCCGGGAGACGGGTTCCTCGAGCCCCACGACTGGGGTCAGGCCATCGACGGGTTCTACACCTACCTGATCAGGTTCGTGCTCGACGCCCGATGGGCGAGCTTCCCCGACGGTGCGACGACCTGGCCACCGCACAAGGCCGATCTCCTCCGCGACGCCCTGCATGGCAAGCGCATGATCCACGGTGTCAAGTACCAGGAGCGATGCGAGGAGATCAGGCTCGGGTACAAGGCGTTCGTATCGGGTTCGATACGAGAAGAGCTCCTAACGTAAGGGAGAACAACTTGAAGAAGGCACTCGTCGGTCTGATCGCCTCAGTCATGCTGGTAGCAGGCATGGGCGTGGCGTTCGCGCACAACTACCCCTGGGCGCACCACGTTGACAACGGTCTGCACAAGTACCAGGTGACGCTGTACTGCCCCGACCCGATCACCGAGGACAGCGCTGCGAACCCGACGCTCACGAACTACGACCCCGGCGTTGCGATCGTGTACAAGTGTAGCACCCCGTAAAGCAACAGGCAGGAGGAGACTTGCCAGGACCACCACCGAAGGACCCGGCGACGCGCCGGCGACGAAACGTCACGCCTGGATTCAAGGCACTACCAGCCGTCGGTCGAACAGCCCCTCCCCCGGAGTGGCCGATCGCGGGTACGCCGAACTTCGACGAGGTCCAGCTCTGGAAGAGGCTGTGGGCTCTACCTCAGGCGGTCGAGTGGGAGCGTATGCGCTGTGAGGACATCGTGGCCCTGTACGTTCGCTCGTTCGTTCGAGCTACTGCGATCGACGCAGACTCGAAGATGCTCGCGGAGGTCCGACAGCTCGACGCGAAGATCGGTCTCAGTCCGAAGGCGATGCGTGACCTGAGATGGGAGACTGATGAGCCGGCTGAGCCAGAGCCACAGGAAGAGCCAGAAGAGCAGCGAGGAGAGCGAATCTATGTCCCGCCCGCTCCCTAGCTGCGCCATCTGTGGTTCCGAGCTCGACGTCCTCTGGGGACGCGACACGCCGTACGGTAACGTGCAGCGCGTGGTCTGCGAGCACGGGCACTGGTACGACAGGCAGGCGTAGCGTGCCGTGGCGAGGTCCCTCAGTAGAGGGCGAGCAGCCCACCCTCGGGTGGGAGGCGATCGACTGGATCGAGGCCAATGTCCCGATCCCGGACGGCGAGTTCGCCGGTCAGCCGATGAAGCTCGCTCAGTGGCAGAAGAACTTCCTCCTGGGATTCTATCAGCTGCAGTCTGCGACCGAGCCGTGCGGACACGACAACTGCCCTCCCGAGAAGCAGGCGCAGGGCGTCTGCCTCGTGAAGCCGAGCCGAGCCTTTCACTACGATCGCGGAGGCCAGCTCGTCGCTCCACAGAAGGACGGCAAGGGGCCGCTCGCGGCTGCCACCGTCCTGTTCGAGGCGTACGGGCCCTGCCTGTTCGACGGGTGGAACGCCAGCGGTGAACCTACCGGCCGGCCGTGGGCCACGCCGTGGATCCAGGTCACGGCAGTCTCAGAAGACCAGACGGCCAACGTCTGGAACGTCTTGCTCCCGATGGTCACTCTCGGGACGCTCTCTCACGAGATCGAGGACACGGGCCTCACTCGTATCAACCTACCGTCCGGCGGCAAGATCGAGCCGGTCACAGCGTCTGCTCGCTCTCGTCTAGGTCAGCGCATCACCTTCTCCGTGCAGGACGAGGCCCACGACTGGACCAAGCGCAACGGAGGACGAAAGCTCGCCGACACGCAGCGACGCAACCTCGCGGGCATGGGCGGACGGTTCATGGAGACCGGCAACGCCTGGGACCCGGCCGAGGACTCTGTCGCGCAGACCACGTTTGAGCACGAGACCGGCGTGTTCAAGATCTTCAAGCACCCGGGCGAGGGCTCGATCAGGAACATGCGCGAGCGCAAGCGCGTGCTCAAGAACCTGTACGCCGACAGCTGGTGGGTTGACATCGATCGTATCAGCTCGGAGATCGACGTGCTCGTGGAACGAGGGGACGTCGCGCAGGCAGAGCGGTTCTTCATGAATCGGATCGTGCCTGGTGAAGACCGGGCCTTCGACCTGAAGTCCTGGGATGAGCAGACCCGCGACGGCGTGGTCATCGCTGACAAGCAGACAATCACCATCGGCGTGGACGGCGCCCGCTTCGATGACGCCCTCGCGGCAGTTGCGACGCACGTCGAGTCGGGATACCAGTGGGCTCTAGGCATCTGGGAGAAGCCAGAGGACGCCGAGGACGACTACGAGCACCCGATGGACGAGGTCGACGGTGTCATCATCGACGCGTTCGAGAGGTACCACGTCTGGAGGCTGTACTGTGACCCCGGATCGCAGTTCGCTAACATCGAGCCTCTCGTAGAGAAGTGGAGCGGACGGTGGGGTGGAAAGAAGGTCGTCGCGTGGCTCATGGCGCGCCCGCGTCCGACCGCGTACATGATCAGGAACTTCGGATCTGCGATCGGTACGGGTGACCTCACCCACAGTCGCGACCCGCTGTTCAGGCAGCACATCGCCAACGCCCGTCGCAAGATGACCACCGTGTACGACGAGGACGGGCGCACGATGTACGTCATCAACAAGTCGTCGCCTAGGTCACGAGACAAGATCGACGCCGCAGCCGCAGCCGCCCTGAGTTGGGAGGCGCGAGGCGACGCGATCGCCGCAGGCGTACAGACGGCCAGCAGCTACGAGGATCCGTCGATCACGTGTGCGAACTGCAACCATCTTCGCCGACACCACGTGCCAGCCTGCAGAGGCCGGGAGTGTAAGTGTCCGGCGTACGTAGAAAGGGAAGCTGCTTGATCCAGAAGGCGGGGAAGTAGGTGGGGCTGTTCACGCGGAAGATCGGGAAGAAGGAACTAAGCCCCGACCAGCTCCGCGTCACTGAGCTGCCCTCGTCTTACACGCGGATCCTTCGCCTGTACGACAACATCGGCGCAGCGTACGACACGATCTGGAGGACGCAGCACAACGTCCGCACCGTGATCGATGACATCGCGCGCGAGGCGTCCGAGCTGTCTATCAACGTCTACGAGAAGGTGCCGCGCAGCCCCTCGCTTCCGAGTGCCAGGCTCGAGATCCCCGACCACCCGATGGCGCTCTTGCTAGACGAACCGATGCCGGAGGAGTACGAGGACGAGTACGGGTTCTGGTACAAGCTGTTCTCGGACATCCTGATCTACGACATGGCTCACTGGCAGATCATCGGGTCAGGCCCGCAGCCAGAGGCCCTCCTGAGACTTCCACCGCAGAGCATCACTCCCGACCGCGACCCGACCACGTACTGGGTTCGCGGATGGCAGGTGCTCAGCGGCGGGTACATCCCTCGCGACCAGGTCATCACGTTCTGGGGATACGACCCTCGCGTGAATCACGGTAGCACGTCTCCTATGGAGACGCTGCGTCGACTACTCTCAGAGGAAGTCGCCCGTGACCAGAACCGCCAGGGAATGTGGAAGCGTTCGCTTCGCAAGGACGGCGTCATCGAGATCGACGCCGACGGACGTCAGCTCAGCGACGAGGCTCGCGAGTCCTGGCTCCTCGACGCCGAGGATGCGCTGTCCGGATACGATCAGTCGGGACGCCCCCTCATGCTAGAGCCCGGTTGGCACTTCAAGGACTCGGTGTTCAGTCCCCGAGACATGGAGTACCTGAAGGGCCGGCTGCTCTCTCGTCAGGAAGTCGCGTCTGCGTTCCACGTGCCGCCAGCGAAGGTGGCCGCGGCCGAGAACGGCCAGCAGCCTGATCAGAACACGCAGCGGCTGTTCTACCAGTCTACCCTCCCTCCCCTCCTCTCTCGCGTAGAGTCTGTGATCAAGGCCCAGCTCCTACCGCGATTCGACCTAGTCCCCTCGGTGCGTCGCCGCCGCTACGTCAGGTTCAACCTTGACGAGAAGCTGCGCGGGTCGTTCGAGGACCGTGCCGCTATCATGTCGACAACGGTCGGCGGTCCGGTCGTAACCGTCAACGAGGGGCGCGCCCGCCTCGACCTCCCACCGATCGAAGGCTTCGACGAGCTCTACGAGCCGCTCAACAGCGTGCTCGCCGGAGGCCCGCAGGCCAGCCCACAGAACCCGACTGACACGCCCGCACCAGGCGTCAACCCGGCGGGAACCACTCCCGGCGGTGGGACGAAGCCACCCGACTCAGTCGAGGGCGTCGTGCGCCAGTACAACGAGCAGCGCGGGTACCAGATGGCGCTGCAGAAGTACCAGAAGAAGTACGAGCGTGTTCTGGTCAACCACTTCTCCCGACAGCGAAACGCCGTCAAGGGAGGAAAGAGCACGCTGACGCATCGGTGGAACAACGAGCTGACCCAGGACCTGAAGGGCATCGCTCTAGAGGCCGTGGTCGAGTTCGGAGAGAGTGGCGTTGACGAGATGGCGCTGTCTGAGAAGGCCGCTGAGATCAACGCAGCGACACACCGTATGCTCGACGAGCAGGGTGGCGAGCCGTTCACCGACGAGCGGATCGAGACACTCGCACTAGAACTAGCAGAGGACGTCGTACGTCTACCTACAACGAAGTAGCCCTGAAGGCTCGGACGCTGATCGCCGAGGACGGAGACTCTGAGAGTCTGCGCCTGGCGGTCGGTGAGGCGATCAAGCTCGCGCCGAGCGACGCTGACAGAGATCTCTGGCGATCGGTCGCCGAGAAGCTAGCTCAGGGGCTGTCTATCAAGACGAAGGAGCTCGGATGATGCGTGCTGTCAAGCACATGGTGGCCACCACGAAGGCCCCAGACAAGACGGGGTCGTTCGACGGCACCATCTTCTACAACCCGCCCGAGGGCGACTCAGACGGCGAGCGCGTCGAGAACTTCATCAACACCCCGACGACCGTTCCCCTCGACTTCCACCACCTGATCGTCATGGATCCCGGCTCGGTGATCGGACAGATCAAGGCCGTCGAGGTCGGTGACGGAAAGAACCTCGCCGTGAGCGCGCAGCTGTCAGTAGGCTCTAAGATGGCCGACGCTGTCCACGAGCGGATGCTCCTTCCTGACGATGACCCGATGGTCCTCAAGGAGCTGAGTATCGCCTACGCCTACGATCCGTCCCTCAACACGAAGGACGCGAACGGAGTCGTCGCAATCCACGACGCGGAGCTCCTCGCGATCAGCGTCGTACACGCCGGCGCCCAGAAGACGCAGGTCATCAACGTGAAGTCCGAGCTCGACGTCCTAGAGAAGACAGCCCTCGCCGGCCTCATCTCCGTCGAGCAGGCCATGAAGTACGCCGAGGACCTGGGCGTTCCTGGTGACATCTCTCAGAAGCTGTTCGAGTCAGCGGCCACGGCCGAGGGCACGAAGTACATGTCCGAGGCTGAGCCGCCGGAAGGTAGCTACGAGGAGATCCAGGAGGACATTCGAGAGGCTCTGGAGGTCTACTCGGGAACAGATGCCTACGCCTACGTCGTGGCGACCTTCCCAGACCGGGTCGTGGCCTGCATCTGCGCGTCAGACGGCACCGAGCAGACTCTGCAGTTCCCGTACACGTTCGAGGGCGACACCGTCGCGCTCGGCACGCCGGTAGAGGTAGAGATCGAGATGTCGATCGTCGAGGCTGCCAAGACGGTCAACCTCGGCACCCTGCACGAGCACCTCATGGCCGCGTCGCCCCGCGGACACGACATGAGCGCAGAAGAGGCGCAGGCCGAGACGTACGCGTCGCATGACGCGAACCACGTAGCGGGCCACACCCACCCGACGCGTCTCGACCCAGGCGTCGGCACAGCGAAGGCTCTCGGAGAGAAGTGGGATGGTGCCGCAGCCATGCGCTCGTGCAGCAGCGCGGCCGACTTCCGCTCTATCGCGTTCGAGCGCGCCAACGACTCGGACCCGGACACGGCCGCCCACTGGGCGCTACCGCACCACGCGAGCCCGGGAGCCAAGGCAGATCAGGGCGGCGTGTCAGCCGCGTTGGCTGCCCTACACGGAGGTCGAGGCGGTGCGCCCGACCTGAAGAACGCCGGAGCAGCTGAGAAGCATCTGCAGGCTCACGAGAACTCCTTCGGCAACAGCGGAAAGGCTGATGACGTGCAACTGTCAGACGAACAGCTCGAGGCGATCGCCGAGAAGGTCGGTCGAGTCCTCGGCGCGAAGAGAGTGTCGGACCTCAAGGCCTCTCTCGGCAACGCGATCGACGAGTGGGCCAAGACGGTCAACGGCGACGCAGCCGTCGAGGAGAAGGCCGAGGAGATCGAGGAGCTCACGGCACAGCTAGATGAACTCGTGTCGGACCAGGAGCAGGCCGAGAAGGCCGCAGAGGTCGAGGCCAAGGCCGAGGAGCTAGCCAGCGAGGTAGCAGACGAGGTCGAGGCGAACGCCGAGGCCGAGAAGGCTGCCAAGGCGAAGGCCGCAGAGGAAGAGATCGCAGACTTCCGTCTGCAGCTTGACGCGCTCGAGCTGTCAGGCTGAACACAGCTTCGCTAGCAGTTCTGGAGACAAGGTGAGGAGCCTCACGAGGGCCAAGCCGAGGATCAAGAGAGCGAGCTAGACGAGCCCGGAGACGGTACCGGGTCACCAACCGCCAGCACAGTAAAGGAAACGAAGCTCATGACCCAGTCGGTCAAGGAGTACTTCGAGTCCGAGGTGAAGCGTCTCGTAGAAGAGGCACGTGAGGTTACCGCCAAGGCGGCAACCGAGAATCGCGCGCTGTCTTCCGAGGAGCGCCAGATGGTCGAGGGTAAGATCACCGAGACCAACGCTCTGAAGAGCCGCATCACTGAGATCGAAGACAACGATCGCCTCGTAGCAGCGATCGAGAACGCCTCATCGGTAGCCCAGGCTGAGAAGACCGCGGCTCCCGAGGACGCTAACTCGGTCGGCGAGGCATTCACCCGCTCGGAGGGCTACAAGGGCCTCATCTCGCGCGGCCTCACCGGAGGCGCGTGGACGAGCGGTCCCGTCGAGATCAACCTGAAGGCCGCAGCCCGTACCCTCGGACTGAAGCTGACGGACGTCGACGGCAACACCGTAGAGTCGATCACGGGCGCGGGCAACACTCTGCCGCTCAACCCTCAGATCGCTCGCGGCGTAGTTCCGCTCGTGGAGCAGAAGCCCACGATCGCGGACCTGTTCGCACAGGGTACGGCCACGGCCAACTCTCTCGTGTACCTCGAGGAGACCACGGTCACCCCAGGCGTCCTGAACAAGGCCTACACGGTCTCGGGTGGAGCTAGCTCCTCCGCAGCCGTGCTGACCTCAGAGGGCGTCGCCAAGCCGGCAGCGTACATCGACTTCACGAAGCGCACAGCTAACGTGGAGAAGTTGGCCGCGTTCCTTCCCATCTCCGAGGAGATGCTCGAGGACGAGCCGCAGATCTCCAGCTACATCAACAACCGCCTGTCGGTCTTCGTTCGCGAGGCCGAGGAGCGTCGTCTGTTGACTAAGCTGCTTCAGACTGCGATCGGTACCGCCGGCTACACCGAGATCGGTGGATCCAACATCTTCGACGCCGTGATGTCAGGCATCACCTTCGTGCGCGTTGAGGGTGGCATGGAGCCAGACGCTCTCTTGATCAGCCCGCTGGACTTCGCCAAGATGTCAGTGACGAAGAACAGCTACGGGTACTTCAGCGGCGGGCCGTACGCGGCTCCGGCGCAGAGCCCGTGGGGCCTGACCTCGGTCGTTACGGCCGCTGTCGCTGACGGTTCTCCGTTGGTCGGCGCGTTCCGTGAGGGCGCACAGGTCTGGCGCAAGGGTGGTCTGACGGTGGAGTCTTCGAACTCCCACCAGGACTACTTCCGCAAGAACTTGGTCGCCCTGCGCGCCGAGGAGCGGATCGCCCTGACGGTCTACCGTCCGAGCGCCTTCCAGCAGCTGTTCACCACCAGCTGATCCAGTTGGACTCTGGTTCGAGCCCCGTCTTTCCCCGGGGCTCGAGCCGGGAAAGGTGTCCAACCCGTAACGAACGCCCAAAGGAGGAGACTTGCGGGCACTCATTACAGGCATCAACGGCCAGGACGGCTCGTACCTCGCCGACTATCTGCTCGATCGAGGATACGAGGTCCACGGCACGATCCGCCGCTCCTCGACTCCGAACCTACAGAGGATCGAGCACCTTCGAGATCGCGTCACGCTGTACTTCGCTGACCTGACCGACCCCTCGAGCCTTCACCGAGCGGTCGCCCAGGCGCAGCCCGATCACGTCTACAACCTCGCCGCGATGTCCGACGTGCGCGTCAGCTTCGACACGCCGATGTACGCCGCACAGGCCGACGCGGTGGGTGCCCTCGGGATCCTCGAGGCAGTTCGGTTGGAACGCCCCGAGGCCCGAGTGTACCAGGCCGGCTCCTCAGAGATGTTCGGGATGAACCCCGACGTTCCCTGCAACGAAGACAGCCGCTTCTACCCCGGCTCACCCTACGCAGCCGCGAAGGTCATGGCGTATCACTGCGCCATCAACTACCGTGAGGCGTTCGGGATGTTCGTGTCGAACGGCGTCCTGTTCAACCACGAGTCGGAGCGGCGCGGAGTCGAGTTCGTCACGCGCAAGATCACGCGCTACATCGGAGCCCTCAAGCGGGGTGAGACGACTCGCCTGCTCGAGCTCGGTGCGCTGACGCCGTCACGCGACTGGGGCTACGCCCCGGACTACGTGCAGGCGATGGTCCTCATGCTCGAGGCCGATCAACCCGACGACTACGTCGTCGCCACGGGCGAGACTCACTCAGTGTTCGAGTTCGTCTCCGCAGCCTTCGAGCACGCCGAACTGGACTGGTCTGAGCACGTCGTCTCGAATCAGTACGAGCTCTTGCGTCCGACTGACCCGCCGGTGCTACTCGGAAACCCGTTCAAGATCCAGACGTACCTCGGCTGGAAGCC